AGAAGGAGACAAAAGCAATATATCAGATGACAAATGCTAAGAGAGTTTTAGATACGAGTTGTGGTTGGGGTGATAGACTTGCAGGTTTCTTTGCTTCAGATGCCGAGGAATATTATGGTTGTGATCCTAATCCCAATACTTATGCTAGATACAATGAACAGATATCAAAATACAATAAACTATTATCTAAACCTAAGAAGGTGACAATATGGCGATGTGGTGCTGAAGACTTACCATATCATAAGTTGCCACCGATAGATGTTGCATTTACCTCTCCACCATATTTTTCTACTGAACAATATAACAAGGGCGGTGAGTTTGAGACAGATCAATCATGGTCTAAATTTAATGAGTATGAAAGATGGCGTGATGATTTTTATTTACCAGTTGCAGAGAAGTCGATGGCAGTTTCTAAATTTATGTTTGTAAATATTATGGACCCCAAGATCAAAGGCACGAGATACAGATCAAGTGATGAATTGGTAAATAAACTAAAAGACAAATTTATGGGTCAGATCGGTATGAGGATTATGCAAAGACCAAAATCAGATACACTATTTAAAGATGAAAAAGAAAAGGCAGACTTTATGAACAAAATGTTTATAGAAAATGTTTGGTGTTTTGGACCTAAAGAGGACTTATTTAAACAATCAAGAAAAGCTAACCTAGATAATTTTTTCGCATGATGTTGAATTTTTTAGACATAATGATTATATTATACATTAGCATCCATTGGGGATTTTATACTGGTGCTTTTATTGCTGTAAAGACAAACTGGAATATACCAAGATTTATTTTGATATGTTTATTGATGAGATATTTTATTATGAGTTATGGGTATTGAGCTTGACTTACTAAATAGATATAGTATAATAGATAATGATAACAATGAGGATAATTAATGAGTGATTTTTTAAAAGATGTAATAAAAGAAACTGGTAATGAATATGCTAGTTTGGTATCAGATGGCGCTTCAGGTGATGTAGATTCATTTATAGATACAGGTTCTTATATATTCAACGCATTACTAGGCGGTTCTATTCATAGAGGTTTGCCTTCAAATAAAATAACAGCAATCGCAGGTGAAAGTGCTACAGGTAAAACTTTCTTTGTATTAGGTATGTGTAAAAACTTCCTAGATAAAAATCCTGACGGTGGTGTTATATTCTTTGAATCAGAGTCAGCAGTAACAAAAGATATAATCGAAGAACGAGGAATAGATAGTAGTCGTATGGTGATTATGCCAGTGACAACTGTACAAGAATTTAGACATCAAGCAATAACTGTGCTTGACAAATATATAGAGCAAGATGTATCTGAAAGAAAACCATTGTTATTAGTATTAGATAGTTTAGGTATGCTATCAACCACAAAAGAAATGGAAGATACACAAGCAGGTAAAGAAACAAAAGATATGACAAGGGCACAGATAGTTAAGGCTGCCTTTAGAGTATTGACACTAAAACTAGGTAAGGCAAAAGTGCCTCTAATAATTACTAATCATACTTATGATGTCGTTGGTTCAATGTTCCCACAAAAAGAAATGGGTGGCGGATCAGGATTAAAATATGCAGCGTCATCAATCGTTTATCTTTCTAAAAGAAAAGAAAAAGATGGCACAGAAATCATAGGTAATATAATACATTGTAAAAATTATAAATCAAGACTAACCAAAGAAAATAAAGTCGTAGATGTTAGATTAACCTACGACAAAGGTTTAGATAGATACTACGGTCTGCTAGACTTGGCTTTAAAACATAACATATTTAAACAAGTTTCTACTAGAATTGAATTACCAGATGGCTCTAAAACTTTTGGTAAGACGATCAATAATGACCCGACAAAATACTTTACAGATGATATACTAAAACAACTAGATGATGTTTGTAGTAGAGAGTTTAAATATGGAGAAACAGAAAATAACAATCCCGAAACTGCACAAGACGACTAACCCTAAACATAGGGAAGATTATGTGTTTGTAGAAAAACCTGGTGAGGATTTTACAGCACTTAAATTAATTAGTGGTCCATTCGCAAGTATAGTTTACAAATATGGCAAGGTAGGATTCAGACCTGAATCTGAAAAGACACCCGAAGGTGCGTTGCCTATGGTCTTTGATTATACTATCATAGAAAATAAAATAGATGCAGATACAGATAGTCAAGAATTTATTAATCATATTGGTGATATATTAGTTGTATTACTAGACGAGGAACTAAAAGATGGAAAGAATAGAGAGAACGGTATTAAGTAATTTAATTCATAATGAAGAATATACCAGAAGGGTTTTACCTTTCATAAAAGAGGAATATTTTTCAGATAGATTAGAGAAGATATTGTTTTCAGAGATATATAAATTTGTAAACAAGTATAATGGCCTGCCTTCTAAAGAAGCTTTGTCTATTGAAATGAATGGTAGTAAAAGTGTAAATGAAGATGAATACAAAAAGGTTACAGATATCATATCCACTTTAAATCCAGAACCAGTAAACATGGACTGGTTAAGAGATACAACAGAAAAGTTTTGTAAAGATCGTGCCATACATAATGCAATATTAAGTGGCATACAGATCATAGATGGCAAAGATAAACAACACACACCAGAATATCTGCCAGAGATGTTATCAAACGCTTTGTCTGTTTCTTTCGATCAAAAGGTAGGGCATGATTACCTATTAGAGACAAAAGATAGATTTGATTATTATAGAAAGAAAGAGGAAAGATTACAATTAGATTTAGAATATTTTAACAAGATAACAAGAGGTGGTATTCCTAGTAAGACTTTGAATATCTGTCTTGCAGGTACTGGTGTTGGTAAGACCATGTTTATGACTCATATAGCTTCATCTATTTTGTTGCAAGGCAAAAATGTTTTGTATATCACTTTAGAGATGGCTGAAGAAAGAATTGCTGAAAGAATAGATGCTAATCTATTAAATGTGGGCATGAGTGATTTAGAAGAATTACCATATGCAATGTATGAGACAAAGATAAACAAACTACAAAGTAAGACCTCAGGTAAATTAATTATCAAAGAATATCCTACTGCTTCTGCTCACACAGGTCATTTTAGATCATTGTTAAAAGAGCTTGCGTTAAAGAAATCTTTTAAACCTGATATTGTATTTGTAGATTATTTAAATATATGTTCTAGTGCTAGATTTAAAGCAGGTGCAAATGTCAATAGTTATACTTACATCAAGGCAATCGCTGAAGAATTAAGAGGCATGGCTGTAGAGAATGATATACCTATCTTCTCTGCCACTCAGACAACAAGAAGTGGTTTTGTAAGTAGTGATGTGGGTCTTGAAGATACGTCTGAGAGTTTTGGTCTACCTGCAACTGCTGACTTTATGTTTGCCATAATATCTAGTGAGGAACTAGATGATAAGAATCAGATCATGGTCAAACAATTAAAGAATAGATATAACGATCCAACAGTAAATAGAAAATTTATACTTGGTGTTGATAGATCAAAGATGAGATTTTATGATGTTGAACAAACAGCACAAACAGATTTAGTTGATAGTGGACAAACAACTGAAAGAAAATTTGAGAAAAAAATGGGTCAGTTCTCAGATTTTAAAATATAACGACCTAATAAGGAATAAAATGGCTACAGGAAAAATAAAATGGTTTGATACTAAAAAAGGTTTCGGATTTATTTCACCAGATGAAGGTGATAAAGATGCTTTTTTACATGTATCAGCATTACAAGCTGCTAACATTTCATCTGTAAAAGATGGACAAGCAGTTGAATACGAACTAACTGAGCAGCGTGGTAAGATGGCTGCAAGTAATATAAAAATACAAGGAGAATAAGATGGCAATCACAATCGATGGCAAAAAATATGATGAGACCAAACTTTCAGACGAGGTAAAAAGTTCTATTGTTCAAGTTTCTAATTTACAATCGAGACAAAAACAACTAACTACTGAGTTTGATAATACAAAAGTTTTGATTAAACATCATAGAGACGTGATAACTAAAGGCTTAACAGATGAAGCATTAGTAAAAGATGAAAAAAAAGAAGAAACGAAACAGTAAAGTCAGGACCTTTCCTGGTGATAGAAAGCCAGCAAAGACAGTTTCTAAACGCAAAATGTTTTACGAAACAAAGTTGAGCAAATGGCAAGGTAAGATGCGATGGTTGGTTATCGAGAGACCAACAGGTAGTATTATATCAGTTGCTCACTTTGAAGATGAAGCAAAAAAGATAACTGACTTTCAAAATAAACATAAACAATGGGTACCTCAAGGAGGTGTCGTTAAACATTTAACAATGGGAAAAATATAATGACTGACTTAGTTATAAAAAATCCTGATGGTAGTTATGCTACGACAGACGCCACTAATCTAAAAGGTCACAATTGGCACAAGACTATCAGAGCTTCTGATGGCACTATACCTGAGGAAGATATCAAAAGATATTATGATATTGTTATGAAGTTAGATTGGCAAGACGGTTGGTATTCATCTGAAGAAATGAAGACAGAGGCAAAGACACCTGGTTATAAACATATTCATCTTGGTGGAAGTGATACCTCTAGGGAAGAGTATGAGATAAAACAAGATTGGGTAAAAGAGATATGGGATAAAGTTAATCCTGGCATGAAACTTTTAAGACACTATCTCAATGGTCATAACAAGTATCAATCTGGTGGCATACACATAGATGGTTGGACTGCTGATCAATATACTGCAATCGTATATCTAACACCTGACTGGCAACCTGAAGATGGTGGTTCAATAGAGTTCTGGACTCCTAATCTAAATGATGAGCAGAGAGCAATGTCAATAAACACACCGTATGGTCTCACAGGTAGTGCTGAGAGAAACATAATCAAATCATACTGGCCAAGGGCAGGTCGTGTTGTATTGTTTGATGCTAGAATACCTCATGTCGCAAGGTCAGTTGAGACAGATAAGTTTAGAGTATCATTAGTATTTAAAGGCACAACACAAGGTTATAATGAAAAAGTTAAAACACCTAGTGAAAAATTGCAGGAAGACCTTGAGCCGTTACCAGGATAGTGGGGGCGTAGTTCAGTTGGTTAGAACGCCTGCCTGTCACGCAGGAGGTCGAGGGTTCGAGTCCCTTCGCTCCCGCCATACATAAATAGTAATATGTCAGCAACAGAAACAAGATTAGCAGAAAGTGCTCAAGCAATATTTTGCTCAATAGCAGATTACCTAGGTGCGAGTCAATCAGAAAAGGTTTTAGATTTTAAAAAGAAATATCCTACTTTTGGTGATTTTTTGAAGTCAGGGGAGGGAAAAAAACTATTACCTATAGCTCTAGATAGAGTAAAGGTAGATTCTAAAATTAAAGATGTCTATGATTTTTTAATAAAGAAGAATGATTGGTACAAATCCTCTATTATAATAGCAAATAAATTAGTAAAAGATTTAAAAGAGGTTGACGCCTCATACAAAATAGCTCAGGAAAAATATGCAGGTGGTAATATGTTCTATCTTCGTGGTGATGCTGAAGTTATGAACACCATAGCTAAATTATTTAAAGCAGCAAATACATCTTCAATAACAAAAAAATTAGTCGAACAACTACCAGGTTTTCCTGGATTTACTGACATTAATAAGTGGAGTCCTGCAGATATATACTTTGCAAATCAAAACGCTAAATCAGAGTTAAAAAAACAAATGGAATTAGCAAATAAATCTCCTTATACATTTGACATATTAAATACAGCTATAAAAGATTTAATTGATGGTGGTAATTTATTACCTCTATCACTAAAGAAAACTACCTCAACAGCTAGTTTAGTTAAAGTAAATTTCTCAGAGGATGTTAAAAACGAACTTTTAAGATCAATTCAATTTACAGGAACAACTGACTGGAAAGAATTTAAGAGACTTGATAAAGATGTAAGAAAGTCTTTTATGAAAATTAAAGAGGGACAAAAAACTCAAACTAGAGATATTAGATTGTTTTTAAAAACTAAAGAGGGTGAGGGTGAGATTAAAATAAGACATGATCCATCTGGTAGTGGTAGACTAGTTTCAGAATTTAAATTACCAGGTGGTGAAGCAAGAGGTGGTTCGATAGCCTCACACACACAACTTCATAATTTATTTGCTTCTGTTGATAAATCTAGTGCCGATCAGTTTCTTAAAGCATATAATAAAGGTAATATAGAATTTAGAAAAATAAAAAAATCATATGAAGATATGAAAAAAGAATTAAGGTCAAACAAGTACAAAAATACCACTGAATACGACCATTATTTAGCGATAGCGAGTGCTGAAAATATTACTAACGCAATAATGCCTATAATAAAAAAATGGTTTGCAAGTAATAAAAATGATAAGGCACAGAAACTAGTAAGATTATTATATCAAGTTGTAACCTCAAGAAGCCCTCTATCATCTAGATTTGTAATTGCTAAGTAATATAAATATTTACAATATTAAATGGAAAGAGTGTTAAATGCAAGGGTTTCAAAAATATCTTAAAGAAGATAAAAATA